AGGCGGTGGGAAGTCTTACTGGTTGAGATGGGTTTTAGTAAGACTTTTGTTCTGCTGGTACAAGGAGAAGGGATTAAAGAACGTAGTCGTCATGCTGGCATGTGAGGACTATCCGCAGTTGAAAGACCGGCAGTTAAGCAAGATAGCCCGGGAGTTTCCGCCGTGGTTGGGTAAGCAGTATTCAGACCACAAGGATTACGGAAGATGTTTCATATTAAGTCCTGAGTTTGGTAGCGGTGTTATCTGCTTCAGGAATTTAGATGACGCTTCCAAGTATCAATGTTTTCATCCAGACACAGAACTCTTGACTAAATACGGTTGGAGAAAAGTGGAAGATATCAAGGTTGAAGATTGCGTTGCTAGTCTTGATCCCAATACAAGAGAAGTTTCTTATGAAGATGTTTCTAAGGTGTGGTCATACGAGTACGATGGGTTGATGGAGTATGTGTGTTCTAGGGGAACACCGGCATTTTGTGTAACACCTAATCATACCATTTGGGCATCTACGAGTCGTTGTAATAAACTCAAGCCATACAGGGCAGATAAATTGCCACGTACTGCCAAAATACCTCAATGTGCTGAATGGGTGAAACCATTATTTGATGATTGTCAGGAAGAAATCGAGTTTAACAGTTCTGGTAATAATGGTCGTTCTGTAAAATTCAGTATTGATGATTGGATGGAGTTTTTAGGGTGGTATATCGGAGAGGGAAGTTTAGACCCTGCACCAAGATTCGCAATACGAATATCTCAAGTGAATAAAAGTGGTCGTGAAAAGATTATTTCATTACTTAACAGGTCTGGAATTAACTACCACGTTCAAGAAAGAGAAATAAATTTCAACAATAAAGCACTTTATGAGTACCTTGTTAAGTTAGGAAAGAGTCACGATAAATATATCCCAAGAGATATTATGCTCAATTACGATTCTAAACGGCTTTATAAATTATTATGGTCGTTGGTTGAGGCAGATGGAACTTGGGTAAATAAAAATAATGGTCATTTTGTCACAGCATCTAAACAATTAGCGGATGACGTTTCAGAGGTAGCTATCTTTTGTGGCTTTAGACCAACCATAGATTTACGATATGATAAGGAAGGTCAAAACCCATACGGAGATGGTCACAAGCCAAGATACCACGTTCATTTGTTGAAGAAAATCACAGACACTGCGTGTGGTAAACATAGAAAGCAAATTCCCTATAAAGGTAAGGTTTATTGTGTAACCGTTCCTCCATATCACACAGTATTAACAAGATATAAAGGTCGTGTTTCGTGGAGCGGTCAATCTGCTGAGTTTGCTGCTGCGGCGATAGACGAGATCACTAAGAACAATTACGACACATTCACGGAAATTCGTAAAAGATTAAGATGGCCTGGACTGACGGATGACGAGTGCTTGCTCTTGGGAGCCACAAACCCTGGCGGCGTTGGTCATGCTTACTGCAAGGCGTTGTGGATAGATAAAACCTATCCAGAAGAATTTTTACAACCTTACGACTACTCCAAGAAGTTCTGTTACATCCCGGCGAAGGCTGACGATAACCCGCACTTAGATGAAGGTTATTGGCGGATGTTAAACACGCTCCCTGCCCACCAGAGAGCAGCTTTCAGAGACGGTTCGTGGGACACCTACATAGGACAGTTCTTTCAGGAGTGGTCAAGAGTACACCACGTTATAAAGCCGATTCCCGTTCCGCCTAATGCGCCGTTGTTTATGACGTTTGACTGGGGTTTTGGCGCACCGTTTTCGGTTGGTTGGTGGTGGGTGGATTCAGACGGAAGGTTTTACAGATTCAATGAGTGGTACGGATGGAACGGCACACCCAATCAGGGGTTGAGACTAGCTGATTCTGAAATAGGACAGGGGATTATTAAACGTGAACAGGCAATGGGGTTGAATGTTGAGTCTAACGGTGTTGTTAATCCTCAGATTATCCGTCTTTGCGACCCTACTTGTTTTAATAAGAAACCTGATTACAAGGGTGGCGGGCAAGGGACATCCACGGCAGAAGAATTTAGACGATTAGGTTTAATTCTTAGACCGGGCGACCCGACAAGGGCTTTGAAGTGGCGGCAGTTTCACCAGAGATTGCTTGTGACCCCCGATGATAAGGGCGGATTCCTTCAGCCCATGATGCAGGTTTATAGTAACTGCACACACTTTATCCGAACCATCCCTAATATTGTCGTCAATCCGAACAACATCGAAGACATAGATACAGATGGCGAAGATCACATTGCTGATGAAGCGGCGTTGATATGTATGGCAAGACCAATGCACTTGGCGGGGTCGAGTAAATGGGAAGATGTTTTACAGGAGAAACCCCGCAAGCGTCCCAAAGACATTTCCGAAGTCGCCCAGAGAGAACGGGAGAACATTTTTAACCAACTTAACGAAGATATATCTTTTATGGAGTTGTATTAATGGAAATTCTCATAGCGATTTCGGTTTTTTTGAACATTTTTCTGTTTGTTTCCGTGGGACTCTTAATCAATTCACTTCAGAATGAAAAAAAAGACCTTTTGAACAGACTGATGGCGAAGGATTACAAGGAATACGCCGTATTTGAAGCCAGAAAAGAAGGACCTCAACAAGAATACACTTTAGAATACCCTAAAGATGTATTTCCGGTGAACTAAATGGGATTTAGCGACATCTACAAAAAGTTTGAAGAATGGAAGGACGACAAAGCACTGGCTTCGGCGGTCAATGAGATATTTGACGTTGCCAAGACGGACTATTCAAGGGCCATGCAAGAACAGATTTGGTTCAGGAACATCCTTTACTATCTGGGAGAACAGTATTTAGAGTACGTCAAGACCCTCAAGACCTTTAGACGGAGAATCCTTCCTGATTATATTCCTACTCCGGTTTCCAACGAAATCAAAGAGTACGTCAGAAGTGTAAAGGCTCTTATCTTAGAGAGAAGATTCGTTACCACGGTTGCCCCGAATACCAATGAGAAAGAGGACATCAAAGCCTCTGAATTAGGCAAACTGCTTCTGGAATATCTCGATAATTACAATGAAGGCGAGTTTTTAGACGAGAAAGAAAAAGTAGCTACGGGACTTCCTCTTTTTGGGACGAACTTTTTAAGGGCGTTCCCGTGGATGGACAGCGATTCGTGGGTTTTTGATAAGAACGGAAATCCTATTGTCACTGGAGAAGTAGGGACAGAGTGTGTCATCCCGTTTCAGGTGTATGTGGACACCCTCGGAGACAGGCTCAACAAGAAACGCTGGATAGGTATTCAGTCTCTAAAACCGAAAGAATGGGTTGAAGATACTTTTAAAATTAAGGTTTCCAACACGGACGCACACACCACGGATTACCTAAGACAGCTTACCAGAATGATCGGGAATGTATCTCCGTGGAAAGGTGCAGTGATAGACACGCCTTCTTATGTGTCGGAAGATGATTCTCTGGTTTTATTCAGAGAAGTGGAAATGAAACCCACCATGAAACACCCCAACGGAAGATACATTATTGCTTGCGGGGATAAGGTACTCAAGAAATACGACCGTATGCCCATTAAGGTTCAGGACGGGAAGTGGTTTTATTCTCTGACTGATTTTCACATGGATTACATACCCGGTTCTTTCTGGTCAGAAGCCGGAGTCAATGGTTTAATTTCCCCCCAGAACACTATCAACGAGATTGACCAAGCATTAGCTATCAATCGTAAAGGCGTTGCAAGGCCGAAACTCTTTACCCCTGTCGGACTCATCCCGAAGAAAGTTGACGATGTAGGTTCGTTGGGGATTGGGATGTCCGTGCTTCAGTATGACCCGCTTTTAAGCGGTGGTCAGAAACCGAACATTGAGCAGGGAGTTCCCTTACCTCAACAGGTGCTTGAAGAACGTGCGATTCAGAGAACGGCTATTCAGGACATAGGCGGCGACCCCAAAAACATTTTGAGAGGTCAATCCCCCGGTTCAAAAGCCTCTGGAATCATGGTGGACACCTTGCGGGAAACAGCAGAGCGATGCAAAGCACCCGACTTGGAGAGATTCACCCGTTCCTTAAATAGAGTCCAGAAAAAGAGATTGTTGCTGGCACAGGAAATCTACACCGAAGAACGCATTTTAAAAATAGCCGGTAAGGGCAACAAGTGGAAGATTGTCAAATTCAAAGCCTCCGACTTGAGAAATAACACGGACGTAAGAATGGAACTTGATTCCGGTTTGGCGACCACCAATGCAGGGAAGTTGAATTTCCTGATTGAAGCGGCACACAACGGACTTTTGGGGGATGTTTCACAGAACCCCGATTTGAGAGAAGAAGTTTTGAGAAGGGCGGGGATGTCAGGATTCACCCAACAGGAAAACCCCGATTACAGACGGGCAGAGAATGAAAACGCCAAGATAGTCTCGGCGCAATCTTCACAGGACTTTCAGGGAATCTTTATAGCCGAACCGAACCCCAAGACGGGCGTGATAGACGCTGATTCACAAGTTCTCTCTCCCGACCCGTTGTTTAAGTACGACAACCACACCGTACACTATGAGTCACACAGGAAAGTGATTATCTCTGACGAGTTTTCAGAACTGCCCCAAGAAGTGCAGATGATACTCATTAATCATGCAGACGCACACCATCAACAGGTCGTAGAGGAAGAAAAGAATCAGATAGACCCGACAAGGGACGCAAGGGAGTTTTTACAGCTTGATAAATTACTTCCCGTCTTAACGCCGATGGAAAGAGGACAGGCAATCCAGAAGTATCTAGGTTTAAATCCAGACCCGCAACCGCAGGTAGTAGGTGCTGTGAGTGCGGATAAAGTATTTGAGGCCAACCAGAAAAGAAACGAAATCATGTTGGAAGGTGCGATAGAAAAACAAAACCAAAAAACACAGGAAAAGAAACAACCAACTCAATGAAACTAGAGTTAGACGACACAAAACTTACACAATCATTAATGCTGGACAATCAGGGAGAGTACGAAAAGGAAATCTCTGACCTGATGAAGAAACTTCTTACAGAAGAAGATTGCTTCATTGATTGCGGTTCTCATGTCGGGTTTTTTGCCATTCAGGGAGCAGAACTTTGTCACAGGGTTTATGCGTTTGAAGCGGATTCAGATAACTACAAGTCCCTTCAGAATAACATTGAGATAAACAGTTTTTGGAACAGAATAACGGCGTTTAATGTAGCTGTTGGTGATGAGTGCAAGAAAGTTAAACTGTTTGTAAATCTGGACAATGACGGCGGAAATGCTCTTTGGGATGTTTCCAAACATCCGTTTAATGAGAAAACCAGACTGAAAAAGAAGAAACCAACCAGAGTTGTTGACATGGTGACACTGGATTCTCTGATAGACGAACCCGTGAAGTTAATCAAAATGGATGTTGAGGGGTGCGAATTACTTGCTCTCAAAGGTGCTGAAAAACTCATTACTAAATACTCTCCCACGATCATAGCAGAGATAAACCGTTCTGCTTTGGGAGAAATGGGAACATCCAAAGAAGAACTGTACGATTATTTAAAATCATTCGGTTATGAAGGATTTAAACTAACCGATGATGACGATGAAGGTTACGCTGTAAACGTAGCATTTGTAAGAACCAATCGTAATTAATCAAACCAATTAGAGTACCAAAAATTTTGCGCTTTGTTGGGCAAGTCCTCTCAAAACGCACAAAGGAGAAATTATGTCAGAAAAAGATAGCGAAAAGTCAGGGTCGCAACCTGAAGACAAGAAAGAAGTCAAAGACGCAAAAGTGGATTCGTCAACCACAACGGACGCTAAAAAAGAGGAATCGTCCGACTCTGTTCCGTGGCACAACGACCCACGGTTTAAGCAAGACCTGAAACTTCTGAAAGCGGTTAAATCGCTTGTAGAGGCAAACGGTCTTGAAGATGTCAGTGAACTCACTGATTTGGTTGAGTCAGGGAAGAAGGTACACGGCAAACAGATTGACCTCGATAAACTCGATGAGATTTTAGCGAAGGCCAGCAAGTTAGACCAGTACCAGAAACACTGGGAGACTCAGGAAGAACTCCGCAAGCGTGGAATGGAAACACCCGAACAGACAATAGCACGACTTCAGGCTGAACGTGAGGCCGAAAGGTCGGAACGCTCTAGGCGAGAACAGATAGAAACCGAAGCGGCAAACGCCAAGAAAGCTGTCATGTTCTACGAATCGGAAATCAAAAACCAGTTGGATGACCTTGAAGGGTTGAGTGCTGATGAGAAGGGTTTTCTGGCTTACACGCTAGGCGTGGGGAATGAGTGCAACGACATCAATATAACGGATAAGAGAGCTATCAAGAGAATTTTAAACGATAGTGTCAAAAAGTACAATAACTTGGTCAAGTCAATCAAAGAACAAGCCATTAAGGAATACCGTGAGGGGAAAGCCTCTATTCCAAGTGTGCCTTCAACAGATGGTTCGGCGGCGGCCACTAAAACAGAGCCACCCAAAGGACTAAAAGGCATGAGAAATGCTTTTGCGGAAATGATGAGGAAAGGCTCTGGACAATAAGGAGTTAAAAAATGTCCAATTATGCTGATTTAACAAATTTAGCCAATGCGTTGAAGTATGTTTACGGTGACGGGTTGAAAAACCAGTTCGCCGATGAAAAAATTACCTATAACCTGTTCCCGAAATCCGACCGTTCTCCTAAAGGCAAGGGCTATGTGTTTGCGGCTCGTATTGCCCGGAATCAGTCCACCGGTGGTCGTTCTGAATCCGGTAAACTGCCCGATCCGATGACCGGTTCTAAGATCAACGGAACCATTACCCCTGCGTATCTGTATGGTACGTTGAGAATCACCGGCCCCGCTATTGAAGCGGCTAAGGGTTCTGAAGCGGCTTTCGTTGACGGTCTTGCTGATGAAATTGACGACATCTATCAGAGCATTGTCGTGGATATGAACCGTCAGATGCACTGGGATGGTTTTGGCATGCTTGGTCGGATTTCCGCTGCTTCGTCTGCGGCCTCTAATGCCACCTATGCGTGTACGTTTGATAATGACATCGGAATAAAGTACCTTGTTGAAGGTCAGGTCGTGGATTTCTACGCTTCTGCCGGCGACACGGTTCTCGGTGCGACCGCCTCCGCTGCTTATGGTCAGAGAGTCAAGTCCATCAAACCTTCTACCAAAGTGGTCACGTTTGAAACCAATGCGACTACTTTTGCTGCCAACCATCCCACACTGTCCACACTGACCAACGGTGTTACCTGCACTTTGGCTGAGGGTGCGATTGCGGTCAAGATGGGTGCAAGAGATTTGGCACACGCCACAACCGATACACCAAAAGAAATTACCGGTCTGTACGGTATGTTCGATGATGGTACGAACCTGTCTGTATATGAGGGTATCACCGTTGCTTCCAACCCGAAGTGGGCTGCTAATATCCTGTCCAATTCTTCCGTGAATCGTGAACTGTCCGTTGACCTGATGCTTCAGGCTATTGATGTTGTTCGGACGGCTTCCGGTGCTTCCGTGAAGAAAATGCTCATGGGTCTGGGTCAGAAACGCAAGTACGCCAATCTGCTTATGCCTGATGTGAGATATGCCCCGCAGAAACTTCAGGGAGGTTACGAAGTTCTGACTTTCTCCGGTGGTGACGGTTCTGTTGAAATCATTGTTGACCCTCTGTGCCAGCCGAATCTGATTTACGCTTTCCCCGATGACGTTATTTTCAAGTATGAAATGAGTCCTCTGGGTTGGGGTAATCTGGACAATTCGCAGTTGCACCAGAGAACCGGCTACGATGAGTGGGATGCCTTCCTCCGCATCTACACGCAGTTGGGTTGCGAACAGCGCAACAACCTGTGTCTGATTAAAGACCTCGTGGAACCTTCACTCTACAGTTAAATAACTAGTATCTAGGAGGGGAGAAATCCCCTCTTAGGGACAACTATTAAAGGAGAATTAAAATGATTAAAGACAGAAATATTTCTGACGATGCCGCAATCATGCCCTACAAACTGTTGGGCGGCGGTCTTGTTGGTGCGGGGGAAACATTTTGGGTAGGTACTGCGGGAACTGCAACCTACAATTATTATCGTTCAAGAGTTCCTAAAAGCAAACTCTTTACCTCGATTGACAAGGCGATAGGTGCTTGTGTTGCAGACCGTGGAGACGTTATCTACGTTCTTCCGAAACACACCGAAACCATTGCCGGTGCGGGTGGAATCACGGCAGACATAGCGGGCGTTTCGATTATCGGCTTAGGGAACGGCAATGCCCGTCCGATACTCTCATGGAGTGCTACTGCTTCCACTTTTGCGATTAGTGCGGCGAATGTTCTTGTAGAGAATATTCAATGTACCAACACGATAGATGAAGTTGTCAAGATGTTCTACATTACTGGTGCGGGTGTCACGCTTAATAAGGTGGACTTCTACCCCACTACGGGGCAGGTTATTCAGTTTGTATTGACGACCAATGCGGCTGACCAGTTGACGATTCAGAATTGTTATCATCGTCAGGCAACCGCTGCTAATGCTGACCAGGTATGGATTCAGCTTGTCGGCACGAATGATACCAAGATTCTCAACAACACGATTCACATTACCGCAAAGGCTGCTACTGGTTCAATTTGTATTAGCGGTTCTACGGCTGTTGTTGACGCTGAAATTGCCGGAAACACAATTAATTGGCTGGGTGCAACCATTACCAACATCATTAATTGTGTGACGACTTCTACGGGTTCTATCCATAACAATAACTTAATGGGTGGTGCGGCTGTTCGGCTGGATACGGCTATTGTTGGTGATGCTATGGGAATGAACCAGAACTACGTTACCAATACCGCTGGCACGGCCTCCGGTGCTTTGGCTCCGGCTGTTGATACTGTGACCTAAGTTGAAAGTTAATATTATCGGAAAAGGTAATACATGGGTTGATGCTCCATTAGATGAACACTCATGGGGCATCACCCAAATCTACTTGAAACGCCCCGTCAACCTCGTCATCGACATGAATGTTTATGACGACCTAAGATGGGGATTGCAGGAAAAGAATGATGCGGAACGCACAAGAGTAAAATGTGAACAAAACGGAATCCCTTATGTGGATTTAAATAACTACCCGATACAAGAGGTCATTGAGAAATTTGACACAGATTACTTTGGAAGCACAGTTGACTACGCAATCGCTCTCGCTCTGTATCAGGGGTACAAAGACATTCACCTTTACGGGATTACCCTTTCAATCACGGATTACAGCAAACTAAAGGCAAGTTGCGACTTCTGGTGTGGCTACGCAAAAGGATTAGGAAATAAAATCACAGTTCACGGTCGCTCAAACGTGATGAAAACACAAGACCACAAAGTTTATGGATATGATTGGGAGCAAAAATGATTAAACCGGAAAGAAGTTTTATGAAGAACCTCAAGAATCTAGACCGAAGGTTAGATTGTGTCTTTAGACCGGAACATGAACACTTCGTTATAACGTATCAACGACCTTACGGTGAGCCTGTAAACCTCCATTGCGTGAAAGCGTCTGATGGGGGTTTCAGGCAACCCGATAATAGGGATTTGAAAGTAATCTATGACGGTGACATGAGCAACAAACGCCCCGAAGTTGAATTACAGAAACGTGCTTATGAATTGCTTTCGGTCAGGGAAGAAAGTAAGAAAAAATCAAAAGAGATGTTTAGGGACATGACCAAAGACGACCGTATTCAGTTAATGAACGCATTTCAGAAAGCGCATGGTGTAGGGAAGAACAAAGCGGCGTTCAGGCCAGTCACCTACAAGCCAAAAGGTCAGGTGTTCTAATGAACCCGCAAGGTTTAAGAGCCATTAAGAAGAAACTAAAATCACAAATCAAAAAATAAGGAAAAATGAAGAAAGCCATACTGACCATAGTTTCCGGTGAGAAATATGAGAAGATATGGGAAAAGACACAGCCGTTTTTTGTGGACTACGCAGAGAAGTGTGATGCTGAACTGATTGTCCTAAAGGGTTATGAGGGAATGAGTCTTCCCTCTCCCCACTGGTTGAAATTTTCCATACACGAATTGCTTAAAAAAGACTTCGATAGGATAGCGTTTATTGACGCTGACATTCTTATCCGTAAAGACTCCCCGAATATCTTTGATCTCGTTCCTGAAGATCAATTCGGGATATTCAATGAGGGAGCTTACACCCCACGGCACATCTGCATCTATGAAGTGATGAAAGTCTATAACGTGCAGGGGTTCAGGTATGACGGGCAGACCTACTACAATACCGGAGTCATGGTTTGCTCAAGGCAACACCGGCACATTTTCAACGTCATTGAGGAAGTCAAGCCGTTAAGAAACCATTTCGGAGAGCAGACTTTCCTTAATATGAAAATCATGCTTTCCGGTTGCAAGGTATTTCCCCTTAACTACAAGTTCAACCGTATGTCCATCATGGACAGAATCACCGGTATTTCAAGATTAGATTCGTATTTCATTCATTATGCCGGTGACGGGGATAAGTTATTTGAGAAACTTGAACGGGACATTGTAAAGTTAGAAGAATCTAAGGACTATCAAGAGTTCTCAAAGCGAAACGTATTTATCTGGGCATTAGGCGGCATCGGGGATGTTATTTCGGTCGAGCCCGTTATTCGATACATAAGAGAAAAAGTCTATCCCGATGACAATATCTATTTAATGTCCAAAGACTATGAAGTGTTTGAGCATCTTCCAATTAATTTAAGCGAAGATTACCCGAAGCAAGAATTTGACGCTGTTTTAGAGGTCAACACCCATCAATTACCGTGGGGCAAATTCGGTCAGAACATCCCGTTCCATTTCGTGCATTGCGTGGATTGGGTTTCGTTGTGTGCAATGGGACGGCAGATACCGGACAAAGACAAACAGATTAAACTTTCTTTCTCCCCTGACCACATGAGGAAAGTTCTTTCGATTTTCGATCACCCCGAAGATTTAGTTTTAGTACATCCGGGCGTTGGTTGGGAATCAAAGACTTTCCCTGTGGAATACTGGAACGCCATTATTAAGGGGCTTCAGAACAGGGGTTACAAGGTAGGAATAATCGGTAAGAACATGAACAAAGAGCGTGAATTGCTCACGACCCATTCTTACCTAGACGTAGATGCGACAGGGTGTGTGGATTTCAGGGATAAGCTAAACTTAAAAGAGTTGTTCGCTTTGATTAGTAAAGCTAAGACTCTGATTACCAACGACTCCGCACCGGTTCATATTGCAGGGGCTTTTGATAACAACATCGTTCTTATCCCCACCTGCAAGCACCCTGATTACATACTCCCGTTCAGACAGGGACGGAAAGAATACAAGTCCGTGGCTCTTTACAAGAAAATCATGGACGAGGACGCTATCTATCAGGATGGCGGTGAAAGTTTTGTGGCGGTCAAGGAAGTTCCAAAAGGTCATACGATTTGGGAATACCTACCGGAAGTTGAGGACGTATTAAACGCAGTAGATAACTTTTGACGGACAATTCCAAGATGAATGTTCGGGCAAATTGAAAGGAGATTGAAATGTTATTTTTGTGGAATCCTACGGGAGAAGATTTTGATTACACTTACGGTGGTCTTAGTTACCGTCTGGAAGCGGGAAAAAAGAAAAGAGTTTCAGAAGCAGAAGGCAACCATGTTTTAAACGCTTTGGGTTCAAGAGGGGTGACGAGGTTAGTATTCGATGACGAGGGAAAGAGTATTAACGAGGACAAGATTAAGGCAGACGCACTCGACAGAAACAGAGAGTTCAAGGAACGGCAGATCATCCACTACAACGAGCGAAATGAACGAAGAAAAGCCTCCGGTCAGCCTTACGACCCACCCACGAAAGAAGTCAAAAAGTACGCTGTCGAGTTAGGCATAGAACTTTTAAAGCCCTACGAAATGGCAAAAACGGAACTCGCACAGGTCGCCAAAGTCACCGCAGAGAACGAAGAACTCAAGAAACAACTTGAGGGTATGGCATCGGCGCAAAAAGAAATGCTGGAAGCCTTTAATTCACTCAAAGATCAGGTCAACAAAGGGTTCATCAAGCCGAAAGACGACAAAGACCCGATGATTCAATGCCCGATTTGTGATGAAAAGGTTTTAGCCAGTAAACTTAAATCACATATGAACTATTATCACAAGGATAAGTAATGCAAAGTTTATATATCCACCATAACTGCTATGCCATGCTGGAAGAAATCAGGACAGACCTTAATGAATACAATGCAGCATTAATGGCCGGAACGGAAACGGGAGTTTATGACAACTCCGATATAGTGAGGAAAATAAATCAATCCCAGAGATATATATGGAATATGTTATTTCAGAGATTCCCCGACTTGTTTTTTACTTCTTCTTCTGTTTCCGGCTCTGGTGGTTCTTATACCATCCCATCTGATTTACACAAGCTATCCCATATCATCAATTCTAACGGGGATAAAATCTATCCCATTTCGATTAAGCAGAAACACCTTTCTATCTCAAGAGGTCAGGCGAACCAGTATTACCGTTATGGCAATACTATAGTCCGGGACGACGGGTCTAATGGTGCGTTGACTTTCTTCTACTATAAGACCGTGAAGGATTTGACACAAGGCGTTTCCACGGCTGGGGGATCAACGGCGTTGACGTTGGCTACTACCGCAAAGGCCGTAGCAGATTACTATAATGGCATTAAAATTGAGAATATCACAGATGGATGGGATGATACCATTACAGATTATACCTCAGCCAGAGTTGCCACTATTACTAATACGGGGGCAGCATCTAAATATTACGGTACGGTATCAGAACTTCCAGAGCCGTTTCATCACCTGATTTCGAGACGGGCGATGATAATGCTTAAAAACAATGTCGTTTCTCCTCAGGATAACAAGATACCTGAGGTATCTGACTTCAAAGAAGACCTTATTGAAACATTAAGAAGTTACACCGGAAGTATAAGCGATGTTTCGCTTGATGAACTCTTCTATGACTTTGCTCCGTTTGTGTAGGAATTATGGCACAGAATAGAAAATTAACAGAAATTGATACCATTCCTTTTCAGGGAGGCATGGACACCTACCATGAGCCGGCTGTTTTGCCATCCGGGTCATATAGTCTTATTCAAAACATCAGACAGAAACACCCGGGCTTTAAACAGAGACCTGGATATATCAAGGCACACACAACAGCCGATTCCACAAATTCTGTAGTGAGTATGTTTCAGTTCAAAAAAGGAAGTGTTGATGAAACCCATTTTTATGCTCAAATGTCTGATGGGGATGTTTTGGAGGCTTCTGTCAATCCCCCAACAAGCGAAGAATTAATGACCCTTGATGTCGCACCCAGTACAACGTGGTCAGAAGGGGACACCATAACGGGAGTAACATCTGGAAAAACGTGTGTGATTGTATGCAATGTATCGTCAACAAGTTATTATATTAAAGATCGTTCTGGTACGTTTACATCAGGAGAAGTATTGACAAATGGAACCGTTACGGCAGATCAGGGGGACGGTTATCCCTCATTTTCTTCCGGTGTTTTTGGCACGGAAGTATTTAGCGGAACGGCCTCCTCTAAACCTGCAACATGGACTATTTTGAACGATTTGCTTATTTATTCCAATGGTGTTGACCAACACCAGATATGCGCCGGAACAACAGCCAAGATAAAAGGATTCGTTGTATATAATCATACAAAAAAATTACCAGATTACCCAACGGATCACGGTATTGATTATACTGATGAGATTAACTCTTCTGTGAATCAAAATAACGCCATCTTGGATTCACTGGGAACAACTTATACTACCGTTGGCGATGACGACGAAGTTACCGTATCATCATCCGGTTCAACATTAACCGGCATAGGGACTGAGTTTCTTTCCCAGCTAACGGTAGGACAGCCTATTGTTATAGAAGGATACGCTGCGTCAACCATTACAGGAACAAACGTACCTTCTGATGGCGACCAGCTTGTTATAGACACCAAAACATATACTTGGAAAACAGCATTAACTCCGACCGAGGGGGAAGTCTTAATCGGCGGTTCTTTGGCTGTGGCATTAGACAATCTTAAATTGGCTATTAATAGAACCGACCCAGACACCCATGATGGAATAAAATATAAAATTGCCGCCGCTCATTCAACGGTCAGGGCAACAACAAACTCCGATACAACTCAAAAAATTTTAGCACTAAACTCCGGTACGTCTGGCAATTCGATTGCAACAACAATCCCCGGAGGAGGGTCTGGAAATTATTCATTTACTGGATTGACCCTTTCCGGTGGTGTAAATTCGGAATCAAACATCATAGACTCTATTACCGACAATACCACTGCAACAACAAAAACGGCACTGTCTGGAACGCACACCGCTTCAACACTAAGCATTAACCATGATTGTATCATTATTCAAGCAGAGGTTATGCCTAACAGAATTAATTGGACGCTTCCCTATCCCAATGGAAATTCATCTGTCTTGTCATTATCATATTGGACAGCAACGGGATGGAAAAATCTTACTGTTACGGATGGATCGGCTTTATCCGGTAAAACACTTGGGCAAAATGGCTCAACAACGTGGACACAGACAACAGATCATATTGAAAAATTCCTATTTGGCAGGAACGCATTTTCCGTTAAAGTTGCTTTTACAGCAGCATTGGATTCGCAGGTTGAAGTAAGTGGATGCACCTATGGGTCGGGTTTTACGTCTCTACAAGATGTATGGGATGGTGACTTGGTTGATGCTATTGAGGCACAGGTTTATTCAGTGGCAACATCAACAGCAAAAAAATATGCACCTTTAAATGTTGGGACGGTATCTTCACAAACCACAGGAAGCGTCGGTCTGCTGGCGACTCCTGCCAAAAAAGAAAACAAAAATCCGTATTCCGTTTATGGAACAACATCCATAGATATAAGCGCATTAACTCCTAGTGACGTTGTATTTTTCAGCACAGCCGACCCTATTGTTGGATTTTATATTGATGTTGGATCGACGCCAAACACGACAGCATCAACCAGAATTAATAGTGTTGGATATTCAACATCAGAAGATTCTGGAGTCGAAATAAGTAATTTTACGGATGGTAGCAACGGCATAGCGCAATCTGGATTTGTATCATTCATGAGACAACCTGGAATTAAGCCTTTTGCGTTTAATTCCACGGGGTATCAGGCTTATTGGTATTATTTTACAGTCGATAAAACGCTCTCTGATGACATCAGTATATCCATTCAAGTTATTCCGTATTATGACATTAACAATTATGGTGCTGGACTTTGCGGCTGCGGATGGAAGGGTAAAATGGCTTACGCTTTCGACAAAGACCCTTCTTATTTATACATTGTCAACCCCTCCAACATTCAGTCTATTTCATCCACCAATACTTATGTTTGGGAAGTGGGCGATGGCAGAAACAACAAGATCGTCAACATGAAACATTTTTATAACGAACTTGTTGTTTTTCAGGAAGAGAAAGGCTCTCTCGGAGGGTGCGTAACCCTTATGCAGGGGTCTGACGTTGAGGATATGGGCAAGATTAATATTTCTAACTATTACGGAACAATGAATGCCAATTCTGTAGAGGTTATTGAGCCGTCTTTGGGTGGGCATAATATTTATTTTTTATCTAAAAAAGGCATCATGGTTTCAACCGGCAAAGAAATTCAATTTGCCGAAAATTTTGATATGGTCAAAAACTACTTTGACCCGACAGATTCAGACTGCATAAGAAACGGCTATGAACATAATATGTACCTGAATTATGATTCAGCATTTAATATCCTTAAAATAGGCCTAACGACAGGAAGCGCAACCCAAAACAATGTATTTTTAGTATACGACCTCACAACCAGAACATTTATGTGCGATACATATGCAAATAATTTTTCGTGTGAGTATGAGTGTGACGCATTATACGGCAATGCCCCAATAGTCCGGTTAGCCGGTGGACAGGCTAATGGATTTATCTATATATTAAATAATGGACTGAATGACATCACTACCGCTATTAATGCACAAACGACGTTAGAGCTTAATAAAAACGGAAAAGTCATAAGGGATTGTGAAATGATTATACGATCAAAGACACAACCTTCGGGATCGATAGTCATTACACCGTACTACAATGGGGTGGTTCAATCTTCTTTAGCCAAGACCCGTTCCTTAACCGCCGAAAAAACCGGTGAAAGGGTCAGAAGGCATAGGATTCCGCTAAACTTTAAAGACCAAAATATCAGCGTTAATATTACCCACAACACAGTAAACGAATCTATGTGCTTATTAGATTACGGTGTCGATCTTGAGGAATACATTAATCAATGACGGATTACGGCAAACGACCATACGCCTCTAATGCAAAAACGTATGGAGAATATATGCTGGAAATAACAGAGCAGCAAAAAAGAAGTCAGGGATACACGATAAGACCAGACTTAAAGCAACCGTATCTACACGATGATTACACTGAAATGAACTATTTATTTGCCGGAATTAAGAAGGCGAAGAAGACGCCGTACAATGAAGAAGATATTGTTGTGGCTACAGTCGTTTCCCCGTTTTTTGATTTATTGGATTTATTTACCGATGAAGATAGTAATATCATCGCCACCCCGGTTTTGGTTGAAGAATTTTTAACAGATACGGGATGGATTCATGGTTCTATTATAGGAACTCCCAATATATTTGAAATTTCTCCCGCAAGCGAGCTGCATGTTTATGTTATTGGAGACTTTGAATGAACGGAGTACGAAGGTCGTATAAAGACTATGATTCTATTGTTATCAAAAACACGTTCACCGTTGAAACAGAAATCAAGTTTGATTCCATGCACAACTATGCCGATCAAGACCAACTGCTGCGGTTGGGATTTTCCAGTAACACAGAATATGAAGATACCTCGCTGCTGGAGGTGCTTTTTGAGTTTGATAGCATTAGTGCCGGAGATGGTACGCTATGGAACACCATAGGAACGATTGCTCCTCTATACGGGGAGGTTGCTGAATACGAACAATGGAAGTTTGTATTTAAAAAAATATCATCACTTCAATGGCGGTGTAAGCTGTATCGCAACGAAGATTATTGTGGTGGTGTGTATATTAATACAGCAGATGTGTTTAATTCAATATCAAGGATATATATTCACAGCACACAAGGCTCTATTGATACACCCCTAGAGTACCACATTAGATACATTAAAATTTATAACGAATAGGAGAAACGGCAGTGGCTAAATATGGTGATTATCTTTCTGTCGAGGATATTTCAAGCCCTTTTGAGGCGTTTGGAATGACGCGTGATTATAAACAGAGCCTTGTGGATAAATACAATGACGCAATGGGATATTCCTCCTCGCGAACACCATCGGCTGCTAAGAGAATTACACTGGGAGGATCAAAAAAAACATCAAATAGCGATTACGATCCCGGAACGTTTTCTTACGATACCGAATTAACTCTTCCGACATATAAAAATAATTCTACCTTCAATGCTCCTGAATATACATCGCCAGACTATAGTAAACTTGGAGATGCTCCAACTTATAGCGTTGGAAGCTACGCTGCTCCAACATACACGGCACCGACGTATGACGAAGGAAAAGTTAAAAAACTTACACAGGAACAGGCAGCATCGGCCATTCGTGGTTTGAGAAGTGCAATTCAACGTGTTCAAAACAACCAGGGGGAAAACGCCAATGTCAACAGGATGACCCTACGGGATGCGTTAGCCGGTTATGGACAGGGGCTACAAAGTGCAATGTCAACGGCTTCGGCAACAGCAAGGGGACTTTATAATGAAGAATATTCAAGAGAGGCAGACGCCGCCAAAACTAATTTTATTGCCAGAGCAGACGCCGCCAAGACTAACTACCAAGCCAGCGTTGATGCCGCAAAAACAAACTTTGAGGCTCAATATGACCAATATAAAATGAAGTGGAATGATTTAAGTGATGCCGCAAAGATGAACTACACGGCTAAGTACAATGAAGCTATGAAAAATTATGAAGCAGAACAGGAAGCAAGTAAGTTGAATTTCCAGAACCTTACCGATGCCAAGAAACTGGCTTATACTTCTTCATATGACGCTGCTAAAACCAACTACGCAACACAGGCGGATTGGAAGAAAACCCAATATACAACCGAAGCGCAAAAAGACTTGGCGGAATACAATGCAGCACTTCAGGCTTATCTTAAATCATCTTCAGGGAAGGGACTGTCATGGGGTGGGCGTGAAGCCAGTTCGAGTAATTCTACTGGACTGTATGGAGATGATTATCTCAATAGTGAAATTGAGCGTATCAGTCTGTTGAACAAAAAACTATACGGTTGAACAAAAAACTATACGGTAAACGGAGTTAATTATGGCTATTAAAGATAGATTGGGATTTGAATTTGACCCGAATGAAAAATATCCTATTTATCAAGGGTATTCTCCCGAAGAAGCTGGAATGGTCGGAAAGGAACTTTCTGACAGGGGAATAAATCCTATCTTCACAGATTCCCCAACGCAGACAGCAGATTCAGGACAAATCTATACCGATCTAACCCCCCCCACGTCTTACGAACCTTCTTACGAAGCCATGAAATTTGCACAGGAACAGGTGAAGTTTGCGAAATACTTTGATGAGGAATTAGACAAAAGCGGGAACTTCGGGTCTGCCATGTACCGCACTCCGGAACAGGAAGAAATGAGGAAAAAAATATTCAATGAAGGAATGAAGAACTTTTCGGAGTGGTACTGGAGCCAACGAAAATCAAGTGCCTATTCACAGGGAGCCGTAACCACAAGTGGTCAATCTGTCGGCTTCAACAAAGCATTAGGTCAATGGGAAGTATCTAAACCAGACGGAACAAAAGAGCCGTGGAATCAGGATATACACGGGAAGATTCAAAACGCTATGTCCACTACTACATTGCCGGATAAATCGTTTAGGGATTGGGACAAGACAGACAAGGATAAGGCTGTCAAGGATTATATTCTTACCGGCAAACCTTATAAATTCTCTAACAGAGATGCTGCGAGTACACAGCAATATGCTGAATACACCCAGAAGTTTTTAGAGGAAAATGGATTAAGACCTGAAGATATAAACAATATCAGACAGGAAGTTTCAGCAAACGCAACATCTATTAAGACACAACAGAAAAACAGGGATATGGCAAGCAGCTTTGTGAAAAACATCAGTGGTCAGTTAATCGAAATAGAAAAACTTTACAATGACATTGACAGAACAAACGCCAAAATTGCCAACGTCCCCATAAGGGCATTGAATACTCAAATCAAGGGTAGTGGTAAGGAACAGGCGTTAGCTTCTTACCTCATGGAAGTATCAAGGGAAATCGGTAAATTATCCACTGGTTCACAAGCGAGCATTGCGGAGCTATCAGTCGATGCACAGAAAAAATGGGATAAAATACATGACGGTTCTTTGCCGTGGCGTGAAATAAAAGAAGTCTTAAAAGCAACAAAAAATCAGTCTGAAATCAGATTGAAGTCAATGGATAACGCAATTTCAGAACTGCAAGCTAGAAACGATACGGTAATTGACAGATATGCCAAAAGAGAAACATCGAAACAACCCCAGGTACAAACAACCGATAGGGATATTTCAAAACCGATTACTTATTTGAAAAATGCAGTCAACAGGGGTGATGCCATAGCAAAAATAAGAGAGTTATCTAAAAAAGGATGGACAAGGGACGAACTGGCTAAAATCGTAAAAGAAGCAGGGTGGGAATAATGAGTATCCTCGATGAAGCATTGGGAAATGAACAATCCAGTATTCTTGATGAAGCATTAATAGAACATCCCCGGGAATCAGTAACAACGGTGCAACCACAAGAAGATACTTTCTTCTCTAATGTAGGGCGTGATTGGGCTGAACGATTAGATACAATTCAAGACCCGACTTATATCAAACCCGGTTTAAGAAACGTTGAACAAAATGCTTTGAGGTTGGGAGGTCAGGTTGCGGGCGGAATAGCTGATGTGGCGACACAGGGACTAAGAAGTGCATATCGCTCTCTGGTCCCCCAAAAAGCACAGGATGTTATATCTGACGTTGGCACAGCGATTATCGAAAATCCGATTGTATCAAAAGCTGTTGAAGATGTTGGAATGGCATGGAAGGGTTTTTCAGAAGCACACCCAGACCTTGCTAAGAACGTAGAAGCCGGATTAAACATAGCGTCAGTAACCCCCGCAAAAATGTTTATGCCTAAGGGTATAAGGATAACCAAAGCCGTAGCAAAAGAAACTGGTGCTGTCGTTAATGACACAACCAATTTGTTCAATAGGGTTCTTCAGCCGGTTACGGAAAGTTATGTTGATAAAGAAATAAAAAATGTTGTGACTAACAACATTACTAAGGCCATTAAATCCTCAACAAAAAATAAAAACACGATTCCATTACTGAATAAGTATTTTGATGATGCGGAAACTGGCATAAAAGAGATTATTGCAAATAAAAGTAATATTGGGTTCGCTGATGATATGGGAAATATTATCACAGGGAATCTTCCCCAGACTCGTATGCAAATGGCAGAAGCAATTCACCAAACGGAAAGGAAATTATTTAGAGAATATGATTCAATGAAGAAATTGGCTGGGGAGAAAGGCGCGTTGCTAGACCTTGAGCCAGTCGCAAAAGAATTAGATTCTGTCATTAAAGACGAGTCATTATTCAGGCACCCGGAAGGATTAAAAATTCAGTCTTACGCAAAAGAGTTGCAGGAACTATTAAGGGCGAATGGCGGAAAGATGACGCCGGAAGCAGCCCAAGATTGGATTGCTTCTGCCAACTCAAGACTATCAAATAAAAATCTTACGGCTATTGAGTTTCAAAAAGCCGGGGTGGATATAAGTCTTGCTAATATGATGAGAAAGGAACTCGATAAACTGATCGAAAGAGAAGTTGGTTCTGGGTATCAGAATTTAAAGAAAAGATATGGTGCTGTAAAGTCTTTGAGAGAAGGAACTAACAAGGCAGCGTTTAGAAGTACGTCAGAAAAAAATCTTCCAAACTTCTTTGATATTACATCAGGTACTGCATTAGTTCATGCCTTGGTTTCTGGAAATCCGGCTACACTTGCAGGTGCCACTTTTATGGAGGGTTTAAATAGCTATAGGCGTTATCTTACTAATCCAGACACTTATGTAAGAAAAATGTTTTCAGACGTAGATGATTTGATGTCGAGAAAGTCATTTGAACCACAAAGCGCAACGGGGAAATACATAGGAAGTATTGTAACGCATAGGAATACAAAGACGCCATACACCCTAAGAAGCACAAAAAAGCAATCGTGATTTTGCATAAGGAGGTAATATGAAAAGAATATTTTTAACACTTTTGGTTTTAGTTATGTGGGCGACTTCTGCTTTCGGGGCGGGAAGTTGTGCATTCACCTCTAAACAGGCGTTTTACGGTGAATCGGGCAATATAGATAAAGTCATTGTAAGACTGACTTGCACCGGAGACGGCTCAATCACGGCATATTCGTTTGACGCTAAAACGTTTGACGTTTTGGGGTTCTATCTTTACTCCGTGACCACAGACCCAGGCACTCCCGCACCTACGGATAATTACGACATTACGTTGGTTGCTTCGGGAGAGGACATAGCAGGGGGGTTGTTAGTCGATAGGTCAACATCAGCCACGCAGACCAAAGTTATCTGTCCGGCTAATATAGGTTATCATATTATGGACAGCACTGATGTTGAGATTACCTTTGCCGATAATACAGCGAATCCATCCACGATTGTAATCGACTTAGAGTTCGTTAAGAATTAGGGGGGAACCATGAAAAAACGAATAGGAATTATCACACTTATTATTGCGTTTTGCGTGTCCATTGCTTACGCGGTGCCTCCCACGCCCCCCATCACCGGCCTGACAGACGCTTCCAACGTAGCCATTACCGGCGGGAACGTGACCGGCCTGACTAATCTTGGGGCGGCTAATCTTACCGTCTCCGGAGTGGCAAATGTCGTCGGGCTAGGCCAGACAGACAATCTCATCGGCACACCCGGTCAACTGGGCTTCGGCGTGGGTGTATGCCCGGCAAATATCCTTCCGACGGGAATGACGCCGCTGAAAGGATATCAAGACCCGGCCAGCCCTAACTACGGCAATTATCAGTTTACCGACGGATCAATCATGGTTTACATCCCACAGTTCTATTACCGGATGCACACATGGGGAAATATCACAGCCATCACAAAGGCTAATCCTGCAAAAGTGACGCAAGCGGCGCACGGATACGTCAACGGCGATATAATCTTTATCAATAATGTTGCCGGTATGACAAATGTCAACAATCTATTTTTTACTGTAACAAAGGTGGACGACGACAATTATACTATTGGTGTTGATTCCTCTGCCTACGGCGCATACACGTCCGGCGGTCAAGCGACAAAAGGCTTCGGGACGGCCTATGAATTTAACGATACGATTATCACCTACGGTAACAATTCAATTCAGATTGCCGGATATGAAAAATATCAGACGGCGGCAGCCGCCAATGCGGACGGTTACGCTCTGCACAGAGCTTTCTACGACGGCGGCAAAGAGCAAAAGGGCTTTTTTATCGACAAGTATAAAAATTCCAAAGTCGCCAACGGGACTGGTTATACCGCGGCCAGCATCAAACGCGGCAAACCGTTGTCGTCAAATTCCGCGCATAATCCGTTTGCCGGACTGACCGGCGGCGCAAATTACAATTACAGTGCTGTTGATCTGGCGCACCGCAGAGACGGCACTAACGGTGAAGTGAATGCCAGTTCGATTTTCCACGTCAAGAGTGTATTTCAAAACTCCGCGCTGGCGATGTTATCGCTGGCACACGGACAGTATTCACAGACAACCACAAACTGCGCTTGGTACAACAGCACTTATAATTATCCCAAGGGGTGTAATAGCGGCGCATTAAAAGACAGCGACGATTCGACCGTAATATATGCGAGCGACGGCTATTCTGCCGCCTGCACGACCGGATCAGGCGTACAATTCGCAAAAACCACGCACAACGGGCAGGATTCCGGTGTTGCTGATCTCAATGGCGGCATGTGGGAGATTATGATCGGTGCGACGGCGATTGCCACGTCTCCCGCGATTGAAGCGTGGAGTCAGGCCAATCCGTCTGTCATTACGGTCACCGGTCACGGTCTTGTCAACGGTGATTTTATACAGATTGATGCAGTTACCCAAGCGGACTGGGCCAACGCCAAAGACAAGATGTGGGCGATCACTAAAATCAATGACGACACTTTCAGTATCAACTTTAATTCGTCTGCATTCGGCACAGCTTATAACGCCGGAACTGATCCCGGCACAATCACAAAAGGAAAGTTCTATGCGACAAACACTTCTATAGCGATGAAATCCTACACGGCAGGAAATACACTCGCCACGGACCACTGGGGCGCTACTGGAATTGCCGCTACAATGACCGAGTTTGCTCCTCCGTTTAAAACGGAAAACGCTTATGCGATGCGCATGGGATCAGGAACGAATCAAGTCCTGTCCGAATCCACAAGCGGGGCGGGATGGCTACTAACCGGGATGGGATTGCCTAAAGCCGGAACCGGAGTGGATGCGACAGGAACGAACCTGTTTGGCAAAGATTATTTTTACCAAAAAATCATCAACGATTTGTGCCTCATCTCGTCCGGGCCTTGGCACTATAGCACGAGTGCCGGTGTCTGGACTTCCTATTGGAACACCTACCGCGCGCATGCGTACAGCAGCCTCCTGGGGTTTCGTCTCGCCTGTTATCCTGAATAAATTGTTAAAGCGAGCGATAGCGAAGCGATGGGAGCACATAGTGAAGCACAGTTGAATAGGAAATATATGGAGTTTGTGAAGCTAATGAACATTTATCTTAATCATTTTCCAAAGCACGAGAAATACGCTTTGGCCAACAGAATCAGGAATACGGCTTATGAACTTTATGATCTCATTACAGAAGCGCAAAAAAGGTATCACAAGAAAACCACCCTGACGGAACTGGACATCACGCATGAAAAGCTGCGTATGCAGTTCATGCTGGCCAATGAACTTGGCTATTTTGATTTTATAGGCGGTGCAAAAACGAAAGAAAATCCGGGGCCGCATCGTTATCTGGCCATCAATTCCATCATCGATGAGCTGGGCCGGATGATCGGCGGTTGGATATTAAAAATCAAGGAGGAGAATCGTTGGTAACGGGTAGCATATTAAAATGTGCCTCATCTCGTCCGGGAATTGGAACAATAGCACGAATGCCGGTGTCTGGAATTCCAATTGGAACAACAACCGCACGAATGCGAACAACAACATGGGGTTTCGTCTCGACTACTGCTTAAACCTCAAACCTCAAATGAGGAACGTGGAGCAACAGGGATATGCTATCCGGCGTTACGCGAAATCTGTAAACCATCCCTTTTTGGTAGGGGAACCGAAGACCAGGGATTTACGGGAAATAAAAATGAAACGATACGGAAATTTATTTCAGACAGCTTTTAGCAAAGAAAATCTTTATCTGGCGTACCTTGACGCCCGGCGCGGGAAACGTTCGCGCCGCGCCTGTTTTGAATTTGAGCGAAACCTCGGCAGTAACCTGGATATGATCTACAATCAATTGCAGGACGGTACTTACCGCCCGGATCCCTATGTGCAATTTGTCGTTACTGAGCCGAAGCGCCGCGTCATCCACGCTCCGACATTTAAGGACGTGGTTGTCCAGCACGCTATTTACCGGACGATTTATTACATTTTCAACCGGTCATTTATTGATCAATCTTTCGCGTGCCGTGTCGGCTACGGGACGCATAAAGCGGCCCATTGCGCCCGTCAGTATATGCGCAAACATTCCGGCGATGATTATATCCTCAAAATGGACGTGCGGAAATTCTTCTACACGATCAACAGGGATATTTTGCGCAAGTTGATTGAGGTCAAAATCAAAGACAGCCGCTTTGTTGACGTAATGATGATGTATGCCGAAATGGAAACGCCCATCGGCATTCCTATCGGCAATTTATTGAGCCAGATTTATGCGCTGATTTATCTCAATCCGCTTGATCATTTTGTCAAGCGCGTCTTAAAAATCAGGCATTACGTCCGTTATGTTGACGATTTTCTGCTTATCGGTTTGTCACGCGATAAGTGCCTCGATTACCGGAAAACAGTTATCGAATTTTTACAGAATAACCTTGGCCTGACGCTATCCAAAAGCACCATCGCCAAAGTGCGCAAGGGAATCAATTTTTGCGGTTATCGGATGTGGCGAACGATCTCCGTCATCAGGAAATACAGCCTTTTTAAATTCCGGCGCATGGTCCAGGCGGTAAAGCAGGAATCTATTAATTCACTGCTGGGCCACGCGAAACAAACCAACTCATTAACCTATATGCTGAAAATCATAAAGGAGGCCAATAAAAATGGCAAAGCAATACAAATACCGAAAAATTATTACGCCGATTACAACCTATGCGCTGGTTGAACCGGACTATGAATTACTGAAATTAAAAGAGCGCGTCCGGGAGATCGGCGAGCTGGACGGATTTACTTATGTGGAAGTGCCGGACAGCGTGACGCTTCCGAGCGATCAGCCGGTTTTATTGATTGAAGCGAATCTTGAGGCCGACAAAATAGACGCTCAGACTGTCGAAAAAATCCGGGCGCGATACACTGTGAACGACGAGATCAAAATGCTCCGTCTCGGTGGGGCGACGGCCGAAGCCAAAGAATGGAACACCTTTGTCGAGAAATGCCGCGCCGAAGGGACCGCGGCGAAGGAATTGCTGGTTAAAGTGGTTAAGTAGGAGAGGGCGGCTGTCTGCTACCACAGACCGACACAAAAGGGAGTGCCACCGCCCAGAGTGAAATAAATTAAAAAGGGGATTTGTCAACATGGAACGGGAAGCGATTAAGGAAGCGGTAAAAGAGGCATTTCGAGAGGAATTAAAGGCGTTCTATATTGACCGAGAAACGCACTACAAACAGCACGAATGGCTGGGGGAGATGATGAAATATACCGAGACGTGTAAATCAATTATTCTAAAAGCGGTTTTATCTATTTTGGTTGCCGGCGCGTTAGGGCTGATGTTCTTAGGATTCACAATTAAAACTTCGGTGAAGTAATGATAAGTCAACGCGAATTTACAGAACTGAACGAAGGGAGACGCAACAAGGTCTATAAATGCACCGGTGGAGCGAAGACTATCGGCATAGGCCATAACATCGACGCCAAAGGGCTTCCGTCAGACATTGAAAAATATCTCCAAAAGAACGGGAAAATACTCGATGAACACATCGACCGGCTTTACATTATTGATGAAGGCCACGCCGTTGCAGACTGCAAGAAACTATTCCCCGATTTCAAGAACTTTTCACACAACCGGAAAGTTGCATTGACGGATTTCC